AAAAGATTTGCAAGACACTAAGCAAATCGGTGCAGAAGCAAAGGATATGACTCACGCAGTCAAAATGTTAAACTATGCAAACAAAAATACATTACTTATTCTCATTTCACAACAGAGAAACCAGTTTGGATCTATGCATGCTAGCCACATACCCACGGGCGGAATGGCAGTTAAGTTCTTCTCCTCTACCGTTATTAAATTATGGTCTTCAGAAGCCGAAGCTAATGCTATTAAAGCTGGCATTAAAGTTGGTGACAAGATTATCGAACAAAGAGTTGGCAGACCAGTCAATTGGATTATTGATTACAACAAAGTCGGTCCCCCAAATTTATCAGGACAATATGATTTCTACTATCAGGGAGAAAACCTAGGAGTAGATTTAATTGGAGAGACACTAGATGTTGCAGAAATGTGTGGCATAGTTGAAAAGGGTGGCGCTTGGTATACTGTAGACGGAGAAAGATTTCAGGGAAGAGCGAAGGCAGTGCAGTATCTTCGTGACAACCCTAAAGTGGTTACAAAACTACAGGAGGAGATTCGTGCCAAATCTTAATGAGTTCTTTAACAAAGAAGAGATTAAGCCAGTAGAGCTTGAAAAGTTTGGTGGCAGAAAGCCTTGCTCTAAGTGCGATAAGGATGCAGAAGAATATTTCTGGGATGCAATGTCTCTTACAATGAGTTGGGAATGTCCTGACGGTCATAAAAATTCTTTTAAGGTTAATTAATGTCAGAAAGATCTGAGGTTAAAAGAGACGGAGCTAAAGCACAAAAGAATAGTGGACGTGGAGATTACCAAAAAGGTGATGCTAAATGGAAGCAGTTCTTGGTTGATTACAAAGAAGCGTCTTCTTCTTTTACTTTAAATAAACCTGTGTGGTCAAAGATCTGCACTGATACCTTTAGGGTAAGTCGTGATATGCATCCAGCTTTAAAAATTATTATAGGAACAGATTCCAAGGTTAGACTTGGGATAATTGAATGGGCGGTATTAGAAGAACTAATACAGTTCTGGGAGGACAATAATGTCAAGCGGTAAAAGAAATAACAAGATACCATTTAATGATACTCAAATTAAAAACGGTAGGATTGTCAGGCTTAGAAAAGATGGCACCGTAAAGGCCGATCTTGGCCCCTACAAGGTAAAGCATAAGGCGGTTAAGTAAAGGCTATGAGAGAAATATTTTTAACAACGGCGGTAGGTGCAGCAGTAGGTGCGGTATTTAGTATATTTAGATTACCTATACCAGCCCCACCAGTATTTGCAGGATTAATGGGAATCGTAGGCTTATGGATAGGCTACGGTATAGTTCAAAGGTTTATATAATGGAAATGTTTTTAATTGCAGGAATAGCAATAGGTTTTTTAATTGGATACCCTTTCGGATTATTCATAGACAAGCTAGACAAGAAAGAGAAGGCTAAAAATGTCAATTAATAAAGACGATATTAAGATGGTAAAGCTTCCTGACACCCCAGAGATGGCGGACCTTGCCAATCAAATGGCGGTTGCCAGAAATAAAAAAGAAAGAGAAATTGTATTTACAAAAATGCAAAACTATTTAGATAGAATTGGATTTAATCCAGACGAGCAGGAAGAAGTTTAAAATGGCAGAAGATAAGAATACTCTAGAGTTAATTAGTTCTATTACAGAATTTAATGAACTACATGAGTATATGAAGGATGATCAATTAGATAAAGCACTTGCTATTGTCGTAAAGTTATTGATGAACCCAGATGTTCCTTCAGCTAAAGCACCATATCTAATTATAGAATTACAGGCAATGTCAACAAAGTTTTCTATGATGGCCTCAGTGTATTCAACAATTGCTAAAGATAAAGCTGGAACTGTAAATAATAATAAGAAAAACATTTATTATTCAGCAAAAGAGTCTATAGATAAACTTGTAGATGCACTTAAGTATGTCGTTAGGTACAGTTCATAATGGTTATATTGAGCAAAATTTATACTAAGACTGGTGATGATGGTCAAACCTCTACCGCTAACAATGAAAGAGTTTCTAAAACCAGCCCTATAATGGAAGCCATAGGTGCCGTAGATGAAGCCAACTCCGCTATTGGAATGGCAACAGATGAGTATAATGACATTATTGAAAGAGTACAGAGCGACCTGTTTGATCTTGGCGCAGAGCTTGCGGGAGCTCCAACAATAACAATATCTGAAAACAGAGTAACATATATAGAAAATGTAATTGATGATTACAATGAATACCTAGAACCGCTTAGGTCTTTTGTCTTGCCGACAGGCCCTTTGCATAACGCAAGGACTATTGTAAGAAGGGCGGAACGTGAAGTTTGGAAGATAGAAAATGTAAATCCAAACATTGCTAAGTATTTAAATCGTCTATCAGACCTATTGTTTGTTATGGCTAGATATCACAATAAAGGAAAAGAAAAGTTATGGGTGCCAAATAATGGGTAGAGATATTGTAAAGAATCTTAAGTTTAAGAAACATGCAGGTAAGCACTTTGATCCTGAAAGATTTGCCCAGCTATTGGATGAGTCATATCGTAATACCAAACGTGCAGATGGAGAAATGACCAAGAAATCCTTCAGTCCAAGTACACTTGGATATGGTCATGGAACATGTCCAAGATATTGGTACATGGCATTTAGTGGCGCTATGTTTATTGATGATAACGATGCTGTAGCAGTTGCTAACATGGCTCAAGGAACACAAGCCCATGAAAGATTGCAGAATTTAATTAAGACAATGCCTGAGTGGAGAGCAGAAGAAGAAGAGATTGTAAACGAATATCCTCCTATTCGTGGCTTTATAGATTTAATTATGGAGTATGATTCAGAGACCGTAATTGGTGAAATTAAAACAGCTAAGCAAGAAGTGTGGGATCAAAGGCAGGCAGAAATGAAGCCCACAACAAACCACTTGCTTCAGCTACTTACATACATGAAGCTAAAGAATGCTAAAGAAGGATTCTTTTTGTATGAGAATAAAAATACTCAGGAGATCATTGTTATTCCTGTATCTATGAATGAAAAGAACACAGAGATAATTGAAGAAGCATTCACATGGATGTGCGAGGTGTGGGACAACTTTAAAGAAGGTGACCTTCCAATGCGTCCAGCAGGGGCATCAAAGTCAAAAATGCCTTGTACATATTGCCCTATTAAAAAAGAATGTTATGCTGGTTTAATTGGAACTGTTCAAATAGAATCATACAAGGTGCCAAAGCTGTGATTTGCGCTAATAAAGAATGCTTAAATGGAAAAGAGTTTACTCCTAAAACTCATAATCAAAAATATTGTTCTGACGAATGTTGCCGCATTGCAACTAATAGAAGGATCATGGAAAAATATTATGAAAAAAAAGCTATTCGAAATGGTGCTGCTCGTGGATGTAAAAAATGTGGCGCACAATTAAGTAGATATAACGACACTACCCTATGTGCATCCTGCCAGAAAAAAATAGACATTACTAAAAAGTCTAAGATTAAGGGTATGATAAATGACATTAGCTGATCTGGTAAAGACTAAAGCAAACAGGGTTTTAGGAATAGACGCATCAACAAACTCAATAGCCTTTTGTTTAATGGAGAACGACAAGCCATTAAAATGGGGTAAGATAAATTTTGTTGGGCAAGATATCTATGAAAAGATTCACGATGCTAAAATTAAAACCAGTTCTATGTTGGATGAATTAAAGAGTGATTATATTGCTGTTGAAGGAGCTATACTTGTCAGATCACCTGATGCTGTGATAAAATTATCTTATGTCTACGGTGTGGTTATTGCTGAGCTTATGTCTACTGGCGCTTCCGTTATTACTATATCCCCTAGTTCTTGGCAGGCGTATATTGGAAATAAGAACCCAACCAAAGACGAGAAGGCGGCTATTAGACTAAAGAATCCAGGATACGCAGACTCTTGGTATAAAACTCAATTAAGAAACATGCGTAAACAAAGAACAGTAGATTACTTTAATAAAAAGTATGGACTGTCTATAACAGATTTTGACGTAGCAGATGCATTCGGCATTGCTCATTATGCTAATAAGGTGTTGACAGAACGATGAAGCTATATCAAAGCCAGACGTGGCTATACAGAAGATATATAGTTCAAAAGAAAACGGTAACAGAAATTGCCGAAGAGTGTAAGGTCTCTGCTATGACTATACAGAGATATTTAGAGAAATTTCAGTTAATCAAAAAACGATGAGCAAAGACCTTTGGCTAAATGCAAATAAAGAAACGGCTGGCGACCTAATACTTACTGGATACACTGGGCAACTTAGAGATATGCCAGTATATGACGAGGTATCTTCTTTATTTGGTAATGGAGAATATGCGCTAGATTTTGGATGCGGCGTTGGAAGAAACTCTGTGGCACTATCAGAAAATTATAGTAAAGTAGTTGCTTTTGATTTGCCGAGCATGATAAGCCTAGTCCCAGAAGACAATAAGCTAAGCAATATAATATACACAACCAATTGGGAATATGTAAAAAGTTTTAAATTTAATATGGTTTTAGCAAGTCTTGTATTTCAACATATTGATGACGCAGAACTAGAGTCTTATTTAAATGATTTGTCTCAAATCACAGATAAGCTTGTGCTTCATAGCAGAACATGGATAGATCATTCAGAGTCTAAGGTATTGCCAATAGTTGAAAAATATTTTATAATTGATAGCATAGAGCACACGCAAGATCCCAATAATCCTATTGATGATCATTTTATTGCAGTTCTAAAGGGGCGGTAATGTTAAGGCCAGTATTTGAAGATGTATCAGAGTTTAATTGCAGTGACTTATATTTACACTCTGTAGGTGCACCATCTGGTAATAAAATCTGGGCGGCATGCCATGAGATTGCTCATATGCTTATTGATAAGAACATATCATACGGAGACTCAGCTTTGAACCCAATTAGAATATTTTCTACGACGGATGCAACAGAACAATTAAAGGTTCGCATAGATGATAAACTAAATAGAGTAAAGAATAACCAAGGATTTGCTGGAGATAATGACATTGACGACCTTATCGGATATCTAATTCTATATAAAATAGCTAAATCCAGTTGATTTTTTAGTCGACTAAGAGTATACTCTAATATATGTCCGAAATTGAATTAGCTGATCACTTTGATCGTATGAACATGGTAGTCTCAGAACTACTTAAGGGAAACAACCCAACCCAAATTGCCACCGTAACAGGCTTTAAGAGAGCCGAAGTGGTCGAGTTGATAGATGAGTGGAAGAGTGTTGTACACAACGACACAGCGGCCCGTGAAAGGGCTAAGGAAGCCATCTCAGGAGCAGACCAACACTATGCCATGCTTATTAAAGAAGCGTGGAAGACGGTAGAAGATGCAGATCAGGCGGGACAACTAAATGTTAAAGCTACAGCCCTAAAACTTATTGCTGATATTGAAGGTAAAAGAATTGGAATGCTTCAAGAGGTAGGCTTGCTAGATAATGCCGAGTTAGCAAATCAAATTGCAGAAACAGAACGCAAGCAGGATATCCTTGTTAAAATTTTAAAAGAAGTAACAGCCGCATGTCCTAAATGTAAGATGGATGTTGCAAAACGCTTATCGCAAATTACTGGAATTGTTGAACCAGTAATACTAAACGAAGAAGAGGCTAATGTACTGTGAGCATGTCTACAAAGAAATGGATACAGACCTGTGTCCAAAATGTGGCCTGCCTACACACAGAATTGATTGGAAAGAAGTAGCAAGATTACACAAGGATTGGATATCTAGTGGAAAAGCTACTGCTCAGGGATGGTGGTCAATTTAATGGATCTTAATTTTAATGATTTAATAGATATGCTGGATGGCGAAGAGTTTGATGAACGCCCAGTAGATCTAAGAACATTTGTTCAGAGCCCAGACTATTTGGGTCTGCCGCCACTATCTGAATATCAATACACTCTTATTGAAAAGAGTTCTCAGATTTATAAAGAGTCCACCCTTGTTAAACTGTTTGGTGAAGAAGAAGGCGTTAGAATGTTTAAGCAAACAGCCAATGAGGTTGTTGCTCAACTAGGTAAGGGCTCTGGAAAAGATTACTGCTCAACAATATCAGTAGCTTATATAGTATATTTACTATTGTGCCTTAAAGATCCAGCATCGTATTACGGTAAGCCACCTGGAGACTCTATTGATATTATTAATATTGCTATCAACGCACAGCAGGCAAACAATGTATTCTTTAAAGGGTTTAGAACACGTATAGATAAGTCCCCTTGGTTTGTTGGAAAGTACACAGAAAAAGCTTCTGAAATTAAATTTAATAAAAATATTACTGTTCATTCAGGGCACTCTGAGCGTGAGGCTTGGGAAGGATACAACGTTATCGTTGTTATTCTAGACGAAATTTCTGGTTTTAGCGTAGAGAATACGACTGGACATGAGCAAGCAAAGACTGGAAGTCTTATTTATGAGATGTATCGTGCTTCAGTAGACTCACGTTTTCCAGATTATGGTAAGGTGATTCTTCTTTCATTCCCTAGATATAAGAATGATTATATACAACAAAGATATGATGACGTAGTTGCTGAAAAAGAAACTATAGCTAGAACACATCATTTTAAACTAGACGATACCCTGCCAGATGGCACGGAAGGTAATGAGTTTGATATCGAATGGGAAGAAGATCATATCTTATCCTATAAGTATCCTAGGATGTATGCTCTGCGTAGACCTACATGGGAAATTAATCCTACAAGAAGCATAGACGATTTTAAAGTTGCTTTCTATAAAAATACTCCAGATGCACTAGGAAGATTTGCCTGCATGCCATCAGAAGCAATTGATGCATTCTTTAAGTCTCGTGAGAAAATTGAAAAAGCATTTAGCAACATGGCTCTAGCAGTAGATGAATTTGGAAGATTTGAAACTTGGTTTGCACCAGATCCAGATAAGGAATACTTCTTGCACGTAGACCTTGCACAAAAGCATGACCATTGTGCAGTTGCTATGGCGCATGTGCAGAAGTGGGTAAATGTAAAAGTTACTGATACATATTCTCAACCAGCACCTATTGTTGAAGTAGATGCCGTTAGATATTGGACACCCACACCAGATAAATCTGTAGACTTTACAGAAGTTAAAGATTACATATTGTCTCTTAGAACAAAAGGATTTAAGATTCGTGTCTGTACATTTGACCGTTGGAACTCTCATGATATGATGCAACAATTAAAACAATACGGTATCAATACAGAAACATTGTCGGTTGCAAAGAAACATTATGATGACATGGCTATGGTCGTTGCAGAAGATAGATTGAGCGGACCCGCAATTAAATTGCTTATAGACGAATTGCTTCAATTAAAAATTATGAGAGACAGGGTTGATCACCCACGAAAAGGATCAAAAGACTTAGCTGACGCTGTTTGCGGTTCTGTATATAACGCAATTAGTAGAAGCAGGCCACAGAACAACGAAGAGATAGACATACATACCTACAGCTCTTTGAAGTGGGATAGAGAAAAAGAAGAAGATGAAATAGTAATGAACATGATAAGGCCACCAAGGATGCCTAAAAACTTATCAGACGTATTAGACGGAATGGAAATAGTATGAGTATATATCAAGAAAGAGCAAAAGAATGTAAGTGTTGCGGTAAGCATGTGCCGCTTCCTACAGTTTTAAAAGAGTATAATGGCACCCCGCTATGTCCTACAACCTTTTCTAATGTTGTAGAATACAAAAGAATATGGAAGTCTTCTGGCTCTAGGCCTATGGGCAGCGTAAGAAAACATTTTTCTGAATACGTTCAGCAATTAGTAGAGACAACCATAGATAAGAATGAGGATGGAACCGTAAATGAGTCTTGAAGATAAAGATGATGATGAAGTTCTGGCATACTATTTAGAAATAGGCGTTGTTAATTTAGAAGGCATGGATGAAAACGGCGAAGTTATTTATTCTATAAATCAAGAAATGGCTAAGGAATACGCACCTGAGCTTTGGCAATCCCATATTGATTACGTTGACCAGTCTTTAATAAATTTATATGAAGCGGGACTTGCAGAAATTGAATACGATGAAGATCTACAGGCAACAATACATTTAAGTCCAGAAGGTCAAAAGCTAGCCAAAGAAATGGGCTTAGTAGAAATGGATATTACAGATTTTAGGGATATTCCAAACGATTAAAAATTATGATATAATTATTGCAGGATGCCCGTAAGGGGTCCTAAATTAACTTATTCGCTTGAAGGAGGAATAAAATGGTAACAACATATACATGGGACCTTTTCAAGGACCCATTTTTTATTGGGTTTGATAGGGCACTGAATACATGGAATCATGTTCAATCAGTATCTGCTTCTACAAATTACCCACCATATAACGTAATCAAGGTAGACGAAGACAACTTTGTTGTCGAATTAGCCGTCGCTGGTTTTGCTAAAACAGAAATTGATATAGTAACGTCAGACGGAAAGCTCATTGTAAAGGGAGAATCAAAAGCGGAGGATAACGATTCGAAGTTTATCCATCGTGGTATTGCTGCCCGTAAATTTACTCGTGAGTGGGCTCTTGGTGAATATATGGAAGTAAAAGCTGCTGAACTAAAGGACGGAATGCTTAAGATCGATATCGTACGCATTTTGCCAGAAGAGAAGAAGCCAAAGACTATCAAGATCAAATAAATAGTATAATAAAGATCTGCACCCCGTCACTGGGGAGTCGCAGATGCGGGCATCGCTGCCCAGGATAGTCGGGGGAGACAGCGACTTTAAATAACTGGAATAGTCCTGAGCATGACTGTAAACTGCTCATAAAAATTAAGGAGAATTATGTTTGAATATAGAGTTAAGCAGATAACAAAGATAGTGGACGGAGATACTATTGATGTTGACATTGACCTTGGTTTCAGCATATCATATTCTCAAAGACTTAGGTTAGCTGGTATTGATACACCAGAGTCAAGAACAACAGATAAACTTGAAAAAACATTAGGCTTAGAATCAAAAGAGTATCTTAAGTCTAAATTTAAAGATGCTAAAGACATTGTAGTAAAAACAGAAAAGCCAGACAGTTCCGAAAAGTATGGACGTATTTTAGGGTGGGTCTACCTTGACGGTAACACTAAATCTGTTAATGAACAAATGATTGAAGATGGTTATGCGTGGGGATACATGGGAGAGACTAAGGTCAAAGATTTTGTTGCCTTAGCTGAAAAGAGAAAAAAGAGCGGTAAGTAATGCCTATATATGAATACAAGTGTGAGTGTTCACCAGAGAGTATAGTTCCTAAAGAAAGATCAATAACTTCTGTAGAGCCTGTATACTTATGTAATGAATGCGGTAAAAGATTGCAAAGACACTACGGCGGATTCGGTATTCAGTTTAAAGGTAATGGGTTCTATAAAACAGACAATCCTAAATAGTTCAATGATATAATTAACTAAACAGACAAATAGTTTGTTTAGGAGTTATGGTTGACTAGGACTAAAGCATGGAGATTATCACTAACATTCATTTTAATGTTTGGATGGCTATTTCTCACACCTGCTTATAGCGATGATCCACTTTCAGTTGCCGCAGAAGAGATAGCGGAACTAAACGAAAAGGTAGTAAACCTTACAGAAGAGGCTGATACTAGAGCCTTAATAGATATAGCAGAAGATAAATACGATGCAGCAGTTGCCGCCAAAACGGCAAGAGACATAGCCTATGCAGAATATGATGCAGCTATTGCTGCAGAGGCTACTGCATTATCTGAAAAGACTGCAGCACAATCTGCAGTAGATGGTCAAACAACAACGGTTGCAACTGCATTAACAAATAAAAATAATGCACAAGACGTTTTAGATATAGCTAACATAAACCTATCAACAGCTCAATCTGATATGCAAGGTGCTGGAAGCTCAGGACTACAATATACTGTTTATCATCTATTAAGAGACGGCTATGTTAATGGACAACATATAGCAGTACCTGGCTCTGTCATATGTACTGGCGTTCGGAACTCTGCTTCTATGAATCTTCCAGTTTGTGGATACTATGAAGATATTGTTGTTAAATTTACTGGAAAGATTACAGTTCCGTCAGATTGGACAAGCGTGTATTTTGCTGGATACACAGACGACGGATTTAAAATGTACGTTGATGGAAATCTTGCAATTGATAACTGGGTTGAGCAGGGAACCACATGGAGTCCATATTCACCAATATATAATGTTAGCCAAGATAAAACTTTAGATGTAGAGATATGGTGGTACAACGGCGGAGGCCCAGGATCCTATCTTCTTGGATGGTCAATTCCTGGAGGATGGACAACAGCAGGATGTGCTTATACTGGTGGATGGGGAGTAGGATTTAGCTGTAACCTTAATACATTTTCTTATGGAGCTAGTGCAACACAAACACAAATTAATGCATATAATTCTGCAGTAGCAACACAGCAAGAGGCTCAAGCAGTCTACAACGATAAATTATCTGTATATAATTCTGCAGTTTCTACTTTAAATACGTACAATCAAACTTTAACAACCAAATCTATTGCATATGACAATGCGGTTACAAATACAGCAAGTAAATTAACTGCTAAAAATAATGCTCAGTCTGCTTACGATCAAGCAATTATAGATATGAATGATGCAATACAGGACGCTTGGGATTTATATAATGAGACTTATATGTTTGAAGAACAACAAAGAGTTGCCGCCGCAATTGCTGCTGCCATGGCAAATCAACCACAACCAACACCAGATGTAACAGTTGAACCTACTCCAGAACCTACTCCTGAGTCTTCCCCAGAGCCTTCTCCAACTCCAGAATCCTCACCTTCAGAGGACGAAGCATCAAACGAACCAGAACCCAGTCCAGAGCCAACCCCAGACCCAACCCAAACAGAAACCACAGAGCCTGAACCATTGCCAGAATCAACTCCAATCGTA